TATTGCCATCTTGAATGGAACAGGGGTTGCCGGAAAGCAGCCAGCAGGAGTTTTGCCAGCAGGACCAGCGGGACACAACGTAACAATTGCAGAAGCAGACCCATTAGTGGAATATGTGAAACCAATTGGGCTAATTGACACAGGTATGGAAGCAGTTGGTGAAATCACAGCAGTTATGAAGCGTTCAACATATTACAATTACTTTTTACGTTTCAGCATCAATGTGAATGCTGCCGGTGAACAAGTGGGAAGATTGCCAAACCTTGCAAGGCCGGATATTTTGGGAATCCCGGTTGTTTTCAACAACACAATGCCAGATAACGTTGTTTTATATGGCGATTTCCAATATTACACATTAGTTGAACGTGAAAACATTTCAGTTGATACATCAGAGCATGTTCGCTTTGTTGAAGACCAAATGGCATTCCGTGGCAAAGGCAGATTTGATGGAAAGCCAACAAAAGCAGATGCATTTGCACAATTAACAATTACACCGGCAGTCTAAAAATGGATTTTGGATTTTGGTTTGGAATAGGCTTTTTATTTGCAGGCCTTCACAATTTAATTTAAAAGGAGATTTCAAAATGAATAACTATGTAGTTGTTAAAGCGTTCCAAGATAAAGAAACCGGTACAAGATATGAAATTGGACAAACTTACACACCATCAAATGAAGAACGTGCAGCAGTATTAGAAAGGGGCGGATATATTGCCCATGAAACTAGCGAAAAGGCACAAACGGCTAATCAAACGGCTAATCAAGCAGCTAATCAACAAAATTCACAAAATAATGAAGCAGTAACAGTTGTCAATGGTAAAGTTGTTTCTTTAGAACAGGCAAGAATGGCTGCCCAGGCAGCAGAAGCAGCAGCAACACAAACAGGAATCCAGGCACATCACAGCAACCACACGGAAGCAGTTCAAGCCGGCCAGGTAGCAAAACAATCAAGTGCCCAAACACAACAATCAACACAAAGCATCCGACAAGTAAACGTGCAAAGCGGTGGTGCTAACATGGAACAAGCTTTGAACCAAACACCGGCAGAAGCACAATCAAAAATGCAGCCAGGTGGAGCGGAAAGTGCTGCCCAAACATCTTCACAAGCTGCTGCAAAAACAACAAAAGCAAATGCCAAAAAGGAATAAATGGAAACCATTTTATCCTTATTAAAAATTGATTTGGGCATCACACATTCCATCCGTGATGCCTATTTCATTCAAGCTATTAAGGGCAGCATTAGTGAAATTGAAAGAAAAGGCATTCAACTTGATTTGAATGCACCGGATGACCAAATGTTGGTTTCTGATTATACAGCGTGGACATATCGAAAGCGGCAAGAAGATGTGCCAATGGCAAACAATATTCAACACCGGATAAGAAACAGAATCATTCAAGAAAGGATTGTGAAGCAAGATGTGCCCATCATTTAAAGCGGCAATTGGCAGCAATCAGAACATTTCACTTGATGATGTTTGTTATCTTATTTCCATCACAACAACACCGGATGAATTAGGGCAAGCCATTCCATCTGAAAGCCTGGCAATGGTGTTTTGTTCCCGGTTAAGCATCACCAGGGCAGAATTTAACACAGCCGGAAGTTTGGGTTTCAAACCAAACATGATGCTGATTGTGGATTCAGATGCTTATGAAAATGAAAAGCTGCTTGAATATGGTGGAAAGAAATATTCCATTTATAAAACATTTCAAAGAACCGATAATTTCACAGAATTGTATTGTGAAGTGAAATCCGGTGACTGAAATTAATAATTTGAATGATGCCATCCTTTCACAAGTAAGAAATTACACACAAGATGTGAAAGAAAAGATTGAAGCAGCAGCAAAAGAATCAGCACAAGAATTGGCAAAAGAATTGAAACAAGTGAAGATTGAAAAAACCGGCAGCTACAAAAAAGGATGGAGAGTCAAAAAGAAAGGCAAGGTTTATGTTGTTCACAATGCGACAGACTACCAATTGACCCATCTTTTAGAACATGGCCATGCAAAAATAGGCGGTGGCCGGGTGGATGCAAAGATTCACATTGCACCGGCAGAAGAAAAAGCCGTTCATGCTTTTATTGATAAAGTGGAAGATGTGATAAAATCATGAATTTAATTGAATTGAAATCCATACTTGAAGCAGCCGGATTTCCGGTTGCTTATTCTCATTTCACAGAATCCGAAAATGCACCATTGCCAAAACCACCTTTCATTTGTTACCTGGCAACCTATTCATCCAATCTTTCAGCAGATAATTCAATGTATTATCCAATGCAAAATGTGCAAATTGAATTATATACAGATAAAAAAGATTTGGATGCAGAAAGCCGGGTTGAATCTGTTTTGAATGCAAATGAAATTCCTTTTGGCACAACAGAAACATTCATTGAGTCTGAAAGTTTGTATCAAAAAATATATGAAGTGAGGTTGTTATAATGCCAGAAAACAAAGTTGTTTTTGGTCTAAAAAATGCCTATTATTCCGTTATTACAGAAGGTGATGATGGGGTTCATACTTATGCAGCACCAGTGAAATTGCCAGGTGCAGTTGAAATTGCATTAGACCCAAAAGGGGAACAAGCAGATTTCTATGCAGATGACATTCTTTATTACACAACAGTTTCAAACCAGGGCTATGAAACCACATTGACAGTGGCAAACATCACAAGAGATTTCCGGGTTGATGTTTTGGGTGAAGTGCTGGAAGGTACAGACAATGTTTTAACTGAAAATGCAGCAGCAAATCCAAAAAAGATTGCATTTATGTTTGAATTTGACGGTGACGTAAAATCCACACGGCATGTGCTTTATAATTGCACGGTTTCCAGACCGGGGTTGTCATCAGCAACCAAAACAGAAACAGCAGAACCACAAACACAAGAATTAACATTAGTTGCAGCACCAAGACCATCTGACAGTGTGGTAAAACGTTCAACAACAGGTGATACACCAGCAGGGGTTTATGATGCATGGTATACAGCAGTATATACACCGGCAGTTGTCTAAAAAAGGATGATTTGAATGGAAAAAACAATAGAAATTGATGGTAAAAAAGTAAGATTCAAAAGTAATGGTGCAACACCATTGAGATATAAAGCACAATTTGGAAAAGATTATTTGAAAGAAATTCTCAAAATGTCAGCCGTGGAAACAATTGGCAAAAAGGGTAAAAATATTGAAAACCTCGAAACAATAGATTTCGAGGTTTTTTACAACATTGCCTGGATTATGGCCAAAACAGCAGACCCATCCATCCCAGAACCATTGGAATGGCTGGCAACCTTTGATGAATTTCCCATTGCTGAAATATTTCCAGAAATGCAGGAATTGATGCTGGCAACAATCACAGCATCAAAAAAAAAGTTGTAGATGATGCCAGCGGTGAAGATGTTTCAACAGAAATGTATTTGGCCATGTGCTATAAATGCAAACTAACCTTGAATGATTTGGAAATCATGACAATTGGCATGTGCCTGGATTACATTGAAGAATATTTGGAGCAAGCAAAGCCAGGCAAGAAGAAAAGAAAGGCTACACAGGCAGATATGGATTCATTTTAAAAGGATGTGATGAAATGGCTGATAGAATCAAAGGAATCACGGTTGAAATAGGCGGTGACACACAAGGGCTGGATAAAGCATTGAAAGATGTGAACCAATCCGGCAGAAAGCTGCAAAGTGAATTAAATGAAGTGCAAAAGCTGCTGAAATTTGACCCGGAAAACGTTGAATTGCTTGCACAGCGGCAAACCCTTTTGAACAAGCAAATTGAAAACACATCTGAAAAATTGAACCGATTGAAACAAGTGGAAGCCCAGGTGCAGCAGCAATTTGAAAGAGGGGAAATAGGAGAGGAACAATTCCGGGCATTTCAGCGTGAAATCATAGCAACAGAGGGAAGATTAAGACATTTTGAACGGCAAGCAGAAGGAACAAGCCGGGATGTTAAAGGATTTTTCAAACAAATGGGCAGCGGCATGGCCAGTGGAATTGGAGCAGCGGCAGCCGGTGTTGGAATTGGTGCAGTTGTTCAGAAATCTTTAGAATCAGCCCATCTTGATACCAAAATCAAAATTGGTTTTGAAGTTCCAGAAGATTCCGTGGGCAAAGTAAGGGAAATCATTACATCCATCCAGGCATATGGGGTGGAAGGTGAAGCAGCCCTGGAAGGTGTGCGGAAACAATTTGCATTGAATGCTGATTTAACGGTGGAACAAAATGAAAAGATTATAAAATCAGCAGCGGTGATTGCAAACAGCTATGCAGATATTGATTTCAATGAATTAATTCAAGAATCCAATGAATTTGGTGAAGCCATTGGCATAGACCAACAGGCAGCATTGGAAATGACAAATGCATTATTGAAAGCCGGGTTTCCACCAGACCAATTGGACATCATGGCCGAATATGGAAGCCAGCTAAAAAGAGCCGGATATAATGCACAAGAAATCCAGGGCATCTTTGCAGCCGGGGTTGAAACAAAATCCTGGAATATTGATGTATTGCTAGACGGTGTAAAAGAAGGGCGGATAAGGCTGGCAGAGTTTGGCCAGGGC